TGTAAAGAGGGTGACTATGTGATGTTCCGTATGAACACAGGCACACGGTTTAAGGTTAACGGAAAAGAATTTAGATTGATGAACGATGATTCTGTGGAAGCTGTAATTCCCGATCCTCGTGGCGTCATGGCTGTATAGGAGATAACTCATGCCTTTTCAAAAAGTAGAATACGAGTTTCCTGAGGAGGAAACAAAAGAAAAACAAGACATCAAAGTGGAGGGTTCCAGTGCTATCGAAGTGGACATTGGAGGTAAGAAAGCTAAGGCCGCTGCTAAGAAATCTGAGCCTGTCGTTGAAAATGAAGTGGATACTGATGACGAGGAATATGAGGTTGAAGTGGTTGATGATACGCCCAAGGCTGATCGCAACCGTAAACCCTCTGATCCCCCAGAAGACATTACTGATGACGAGTTGGAAGACTATTCAGAGAAAGTGCGTAAACGGATACAGCATTTTAGCAAGGGCTATCACGACGAACGTCGCGCTAAAGAAGTGGCTTTTCGTGAACGTGAAGAGCTAGAAAGACTATCTCAACAACTTGTGGAAGAGAATAAAAAACTCAAATCCAACGTAAACAAGAACCAAACAGCCTTACTTGAGCAAGCTAAGCGCAGTGCAGTAACAGACTTAGAAGCTGCTAAAAAGCAGTATAAGGAGGCGTATGAAGCTGGGGACTCAGATGGGGTCTTAAATGCGCAAGAAAGCCTAACAAATGCCAAGATTAAGGCTGAGAGGCTAAATAATTTCAAGTTACCAGCTTTACAAGAAGATGAAACTAATGTAAAAACGGCAACTGAAACCACCCCACCGCCAGTGGAGGTTGATAAACGGGCACAAGCGTGGCAAGACGCGAACGGCTGGTTCAACCAAGACGTAGAGATGACAAGTTACGCGCTGGGGTTGCATAATAAACTTGTCAACGAGGAGGGTATAAATCCTCGGAGCGATGAGTACTACGAGAGAATTGATTCTCGTATGCGGCAGTTATTCCCCGAGAATTTCGAGGGGGAGGAAGTAGAAAAGCCGAAGAAGCGATCAAATGTGGTTGCACCCGCTACGCGGAGCACTTCGCCTAGGAAGATTAGGCTAACGCAAACACAGTACCAGCTTTCTAAACGCTTAGGACTTACTCCCGAACAATACGCCAAACAGGTTGCACTAGATATGAGGAAACAATAATGGCTACGAACAGAATTGACCGTGAGTTAGAAACGCAAGAAAAAACGACCCATAAAAAGGCTTGGACGCGCCCCGAGGTGTTACCATCTCCAAATCCCGAGCCGGGTTATGTATTTCATTGGGTTCGTATCAGCACGCAAGGGAAAATAGATGCCACGAATGTATCCTCAAAATTAAGAGAAGGTTGGGAGCCTTGTAAAGCACAAGATCACCCCGAAATTACGATGGTAACTGTAGAGAATGAACGCTTTGCAGAGAACGTAGTAATTGGTGGTTTAATGTTATGTAAAGCTCCATCAGAGTTAGTTGAAGAACGGTCTAGTCACTACCAACAACAGACAGACGATCAGATGAACTCTGTAGACAATAGTCTCATGAAAGAGAACGATCCTCGTATGCCTCTGTTTAACCACAGACAAACGAAGGTTACTTTTGGAAACGGAAATTAAATTAAAATAGGATAGGATATTAACATGGCAACTTCTGCTATTCCTTATGGGCTGCGTCCCATAAACCGTATTGATGGTATGCCTTATGCTGGTGCGGTTCAATCGCTATTGATTGACCCTGCTGGAGAAGGTACTAACATTTTCTACGGTCAAGTCGTTATTATAGGTGCTGATGGCTATCTTGCTATCTCTACCGCTACTGGCGCAGACATCACTACTAATAACCTTGGTGGTTCCGCTGTGGGTGCTATTGGTGTTTTTGTTGGTTGTGAGTATATAAATACTCAGGGTCAATTCACTAACGATCAATATTACCCATCTGGCACTACTGGTGTTGTTACTGCTAAGGTCATTACTGACCCCGATGTAGTATTTCAAGCACAATTAGATGGTTCAGGTGCTCAAACAGTTTTAGGCAATAATACGTTTTTTGCTGCTGTGCAAAGCACGTCAACTGGATCAACAACGACTGGTAACTCTACTAGTGCGTTAGACGCGACTGTTCAAACAGCAGCAGCGGCTTTTCGTATTATTGGGTTTGCTTCTGGAGCTGACTCTACTATAGGCGATGCTTTTACAGATGTACTAGTTAAGTTTAACCCCAGCGCACATTCGTATACGAATAACGTTGGACTATAAGGAGTAGTATAACATGGCTATTTCACGCGCCCAGCTCCTTAAAGAGCTACTTCCCGGCCTAAACGCACTGTTTGGATTGGAATACGCAAAGTACGGCGAAGAGCACGCCCAAATTTTTGAAACAGAATCTTCAGATCGCTCGTTTGAGGAAGAAACTAAGCTATCCGGTTTCCAAGCTGCGCCTGTTAAGAACGAAGGCTCAGCCATCGAGTATGACAATGCTCAGGAAGCATGGAGTGCACGTTACGTTCACGAGACGATTGCGATGGGTTTCTCAATTACTGAGGAAGCTATTGAAGATAACTTGTATGACTCACTGTCTGCTCGTTATACGAAAGCATTGGCTCGTGCCATGGCGTACACTAAGCAAGTTAAAGCTGCGTCTATTTTGAATAATGGATTTGCTGCTGGCACCACTTACGGTGACGGACTGCCATTGCTCTCAACAGCGCATCCACTTGTTTCTGGTGGCACCAACTCGAATCGCCCAACTGTTGCGGCTGACCTTAACGAGACTTCTCTTGAAGCCGCCGTTATTGGTATTGCTGCTTGGACAGATGAGCGAGGATTGTTGATCGCTGCTCAGCCACGGAAGCTCATCATTCCACCAGCGTTGCAATTCGTTGCAACTCGTCTGTTGGACACTGATGGTCGTGTAGGTACTGCGGATAACGATATTAACGCTCTTCGCAACAACGGTTCTGTCCCTGAAGGATATTCCGTTAACCACTACCTCACAGACACCAATGCTTGGTTCTTGATGACTGATGTGCCGAACGGCCTGAAGCACTTTGTTCGTACCCCAATGTCTACATCTATGGATGCAGATTTTGACACGGGCAATTCGCGCTACAAGGCTCGTGAGCGTTATTCCTTCGGGGTTTCTGACCCGCTAGGAATTTACGGATCACCCGGTGCGTAATTAGTGTGGGGGGCAACTATTGCCCCCCATTACTTTTTGTGTTATAAGATACCAATCCCTGACAGTTACATCCCGTAACTGACTAACCCAAGACAGGAGATTAACATGGGTACTACTACTTTTTCTGGTCCTATTCGGGCTGGCAACATCCGTAACACTACCGGCACAACAGTAGGTTCAGACGTAGCAAACGTCGGATACGTTGTAATGTCTCAGCAGTACGTAGCTGACTTGTCTGGTGGCGCATTAGCCGCTGTAACCACTAATATCGTTATCCCCGCAAACTCTAAGATAGTTAACATCCTAGTTGACCTAGAAGTGGCAGCTAATGCTACTACCAATATCAGTGTTGGACAGGTAGGTGGTGGTGCAGCTACGTTCCTTAATGCTTTAGCTTCTGGCACTACTGTTGGGCTAAAGACTGTTACTACCCAAGGTGGTGGAACGCTAGCGTGGAAAGATACTGGTTCTTCTGACTTACGTCTCAATGTAACTGCCTCCGTAGCTACTACTGCGGGTAGCGCAGTAATTACTGTATTGTACGCACAGGCGTTTAATACTGCACTTCAACCGTAATAGAGAGGTGATAACATGGCTGCTAATTTAGTACGCGCATTTAACTTCTCGCAGGGTGACACTGCTGCTCTTGTTGGTCCAAACCGCTCCCGTATATTGGGTGTGTTGGTCAATGCCGCCGCCGCGTGTACGTTTCAATTGCGTAACGGTACCGCTGCTGGGGATATACTTTTGGACCTTACATTACCTGTAGGCTGGAACGAGGTTTATATACCCGCAGACGGTATATTGGCTAGTGACGGCTGTTTTGTTGCCGCACTTACTGGTTCTAGTAACGAAATAACTCTGATATTAGAGTAGGTTATGCGTTCTTACTATAGAAGCGGAGGCTCGGTTAAAAAGTCTGCCGCTTGGACTCGTAAGGAAGGTAAGAGTGAGTCTGGTGGGCTTAATAAAAAGGGTGTTGCTAGTTACCGTAAGGCTAATCCCGGCAGTAAGTTAAAGACTGCCGTTACTACGAAACCTAGCAAACTCAAAAAAGGCTCCAAGGCTGCGAACCGACGTAAGTCTTTTTGCGCTCGCATGAAGGGTATGAAGAAACGTAATACAAGCTCTAAGACGGCTAACGATCCAAATAGCCGTATTAATAAGAGTTTGCGGAAGTGGAATTGCTGATGCCCGCTAAATCGAAGAAACAACAGAAGTTTATGGCAGCAGTAGCAAATAATCCCAAGTTCGCTAAGAAAGTTGGGGTACCTCAAGATATAGGAAAAGAGTTTATGAAAAAGAGCACTAAGAAAATGATGGGTGGCGGTATGACTGTTCCCGCTGGTGGGATGGGCGCTATGGGTGGAGCACCTATGTCTGAAGAAGAAAGGCGTAAACGCGCTATGATGGCTAAAATGGCTGCTGCCAGTGCCGCTCCTGCTCCCGCTGCTCCAAGCATGGGTATGAAAAAAGGCGGTCTGGCTAAACCATACAAAAAAGGCGGTAAAGCTCGCGGTTGCGGTCTGGCTAAGCAAGGTGTCCGTAAAGCCAAAATGGTAACAATGAAGGGCGCGTGAGATACTTACGTGCTTTAAAGGTAAGTAACCATGGCTACATCAGGCACTACAACATTTAACATGGACTTCACGGAGATCGCTGAAGAAGCGTGGGAACGTGCAGGACGCGAACTACGTTCTGGGTATGACCTTCGTACTGCTCGTCGGTCTATGAACTTGATGACTATCGAGTGGCAGAACCGTGGCATTAATATGTGGACAATAGAGCAAGGCTCTCTTGACCTCGCACAAGGGCAGTCAACGTACGCTTTACCCGATGATACTATTGACTTGATGGAACATCAAATACGTACAGATGCGGGTAGCACCTCGTTACAGTCCGACCTTACTATAAGTCGTATTAGTGTGAGCACTTACGCGTCTATCCCTAACAAGTTAACACAGGGTAGGCCAGTACAGCTTTTCATCCATAGGAATAGCGGGCAAACTTATCCTTTAGGAATCACACTAGCAGCTACTGTGTCTAGTACAGATACTACAGTTACTTTAAGTGGAGTTTCTGATCTACCACCCGCAGGTTTTGTAAAGATTGAAGATGAAATAATAAACTACGGTAGTATTGACGGTAACGTTTTACAAAACTGTTTTAGAGGACAGCAAGGTACAACAGCCGTTGCACATACAGTGGGTGGCGCTGCTATTACCGTGTATTGGGAACAAGTCCCTGCGGTTACTGTATGGCCTATTCCTGATGGTACGCAAAGCTATCAACTTGTATATTGGCGTATGCGTCGTATTGAAGACGCTGGTAAGGGCGTACAGACCGCAGATATGAACTTTAGGTTCTTCCCTTGCTTGGTTGCAGGGCTAGCTTATTATATTGCTATGAAAGACCCACAGCTTATAGAGCGAGTGGGAATGCTAAAACAAATTTACGACGAACAATTTGCCCTAGCTGCGCAGGAGGATCGTGAAAAAACCTCCGCACGTTTTGTGCCTAAAATAGGTAGAATATAATATGGGGGATAGGTTTGCATCTGCTAAGAAAGCCATCGCTCTATGCGATGTTTGTGGGTTTGAATATAAACTTAAAGAGCTGCGCAACCTTATTACTAAAGGGCGGGACACAGACATTAAAGCCTGTCCCGAGTGTTGGAACCCAGATCAGCCGCAGAATAAATTAGGAGAATATCCTGTAAATGATCCGCAGGCTATACGAGACCCTAGAATAGATACAAGTATTGGAGAAGCTGGGCCATATAGCAGTAGAGACATCCAGTGGGGATGGAACCCTGTTGGTGGAGGAAGTGATCCATACGGATTAACTCCTAACACGTTACTTGGTACTACCTATTTGGGCCAAGTTACGATAAACATTACGTAGGAGTAGTAAAATGAACGTTTTTGGAATGAAAAAAGTCAAGGTTATAGAGAATAAAGGTGTGCAACCTTGTGAAGAGGCCCCTAAGCCCGATATGAAAGGCGTTAAAACCACAGGCATTAAAATGCGTGGTACAGGCGCAGCTACAAAAGGAACTATGGCTCGTGGGCCAATGGGGTAAGTTATGAACTATAGCGAGTTAAAAACAAATATTGAGAACATCACTGAGAACTCTTTCACTGATGCACAACTCGCTATGTTCACTGAACAAGCTGAACAGAAGATATATAACACTGTTCAAATTCCCGCATTACGCAGGAATGTGACTGGTACACTAAGTTCGGGTAATAAGTACCTCGGTGCTCCAGCAGATTTTCTCTATACATACAGCCTTGCGGTTGTAGATGGTAGCGGGGAGTATCATTTTCTGTTGAACAAAGATGTAAATTTTGTTAGGGAAGCATACCCTACGCCTACAGCGACAGGGTTGCCAAAGCATTATGCGTACTTTGACGACGACTCAATCATCCTCGGACCTACCCCTGACAGCGCTTACACAATGGAACTGCATTATGGGTATTACCCTGAGTCTATTGTTACAGCGGGTACTACATGGTTAGGTAATGAGTTTGATTCAGCGCTACTTAACGGGGCATTGATTGAGGCAATACGCTTTATGAAAGGCGAGCCTGATCTAGTGCAGTTTTATGAGCGTTTATACGTTCAATCGCTAAAACTGCTTAAAACTTTGGGGGATGGTAAACTTCGTGAAGATACATATCGCTCTGGGCAGTTTAGAATGAAAGTAGAATAGGAGATAAAAAATGGCGATTTCACAAGCGATGGTAACTTCCTTCAAGAAAGCACTTCTTGATGGAGAGATGGATTTTAGTTCCAATACATCTCAAGCGTTTAAAATAGCACTCTATACCAGTAGTGCTTCGTTAGGTGCGGCTACCACCGCGTATGCAACAACTAACGAAATATCAGGAACAAACTATACTGCGGGCGGTAACACGTTAACTGTTGTAGCCCCCGCAACGTCTGGTACTACCGCATTCCTAGATTTTGCAGATACTACGTGGTCTACAGCAACAATTACGGCACGTGGGGCACTTATTTATAAGTCTGGTGGCGGCGATCCTGCGGTTGCGGTACTTGATTTTGGGGCTGATAAGACAGCAACAGCGGGTGATTTTACTATCCAATTCCCCACTGCAGACGCTAGTAACGCTATAATTAGGCTTGCGTAGGGTGACTGAATGCCATCATCAACATCATATGTAGGATGGGGTTCTACCGCATGGGGCCAAGGCTCTTGGGGTACGGACCTAATTATT